GGCTAGCAGTATGGAAATTGAGTACAATAAGGATTACTATTTGTCCTTGGTTCCTTGGAGATATTTGAGCATTCACTCAATTAGAGAAGATATATTGAATGTATTCTCTAAAGAAGAAGTGAACAATGAAGATATAGAAAACATTTATAGGAAATATGGGAAACTTTTTGATAACATGACTTTTATGGCCGGTAAAGGATCAGTGGTCCATACCATTGGATTGTTGGATGCAGCTATGAAAAAGATCATGAATGGTTTTTCAGTGATTCTCATAGAAGGATGCGATCATGAACATGTTAGACGCATTAATGACATAGACATGATGTGCAGTAAGGATGGTCTAATTATAGGCTATGACTACAAAGCTAAACATTCTGAAGATTATGAAGATAATTCTACTCAGAAAGCCAAGGATATCATGCTCAAAGGAGTTTTTGATGAATCATATGAACTAGGGTCACCTCTAGAATCTAAGATTGATTTTAAGTACAATTTTGAATTTGAAGACCCTGGTTGTGTCTTTGATAGAGCATTTGATGTTATAGATGGTTATTTAGATCAGATGCAAGATGTTAGTAGGGAAGAATTTAATCAAATTAGAGATAGGGCTATAAAATCCATGAATCCAGAATTGATTTCTCTTGACTATCCCAAGGTACAAGACAACAAAATTGATGATGTCTACAGAAACATAGATAAGATATTGGGTTGTCTTAGATTCAATGGTGTCAATTCTATGAGAGAATTTGAAGAATTGAGGCGTGAATTTCCATTGTTGATCAATCAATCATATTGTGGCAATTTTTTCAATCAAATGAGAGATTTTTCAACAAAACCATTAACGTTTGTTCCATTAATCAAAGGTTTTTCTGACACAAATTCACCATTTGATAGAGCTAAAGAACTTTTTGACTCAGGAGTGAACACTGTTTTTATGAAATTTTTGTCAAAAAAATTGACTGTGGATGTTGTTGATCAAACATATCAAGAATGTGAAGATTTTGACATTTTTGTGAACAAGAAATTCTCATTGAACAAAATCAGGAAAACTAAGTTGAATTCCTCCAGGAAAATAGATAATTCTGAAATCAAGGTTCATGCTCATAAAGAAGGAGAAATATACACAAATTCTTTTAGAATAGAAGATTTTTGCTTATTAGATCATATTGTCCAATCTAAGGTGGATGAGCACATTGGAAAAGTAAATCACAGATTGGAAGAGATAGATGATTTGGACTACTCAGCTACTCACTATGAAAGATTGTTGGAAGAATCGAAAGAATTCTTTTGTCAATATTCCAACAACAGAACAAATGATGATTTAGAAAAGATTGTTGATAATATAATGTTATCTGTACCAGACTCAGGGGACAGAAGTGTCAAAGCTAGTACAAAGAAGCATCTTATGAATCAATTGTATGTTATGACCAAAACAAAATATTCTGATCTCATAAGCATTCACCAAGATTTAGCAGATGCTGTTATCAATTCAGGGAGGATCACTCAAAAAATAATTTCAAATAGCTCAATAAGGAAAAATGAAGTCAACATATGTTTCAACAATGTGTCGAACAGGAGAGCTATAGCATTCAATTCTTCTTCATTCACTCTAACTAATAGAAATGAAACTCAAGTTTGCATTCAAGGTGATTTAGAGTCTGACATGAACAATTTCATAATAAGACAACATAGTAAAAATCAGACAAGATGGTTCACTGTTTCACCTGTCATGTTAGATTGGTGGTCCACAGTATACCATAAGTATTTATCATTTTACAGTCAACACTTGGAGACTTTCTTAACTCACACTGAAAGAAAGCATGAACATGATGGTTTCATGTTGGCTTTGATAAGTCTGATAAATTCTTCTGGGTTCTCTCAAGCTTCAGAATGTGTTAGATATTTATTTGTTGGTTCTACAGGAATTTCCAAAGGCCTACATGAGAATTTCAAGAACTTTAAATTTAGAAAAGAAAACAACGAAGTTGAAGGGTTTTATGTTCCAAAGTCCCATATAGAAAAGATATTTTTCCTTAGAGCTATGAAGACATTTCCTCTGATATGTTTTCTATCAGCACATGACATAAAAGGCAAAGCCACATCAAAATTTTTAGTAAAATCAGAATTATTAAAAGGAAACAAAATAAAGGATATTACAAGGGAATGGCACATTTGCTTCCCTCATGAGTCAACTCCCATTTACTCTGAAAACTCCTGTTACAATTCTTTGTATGTTTGCAGATTGCTGACAATGAATAGAAATAATGATCTGTTGGAAGAATGTTTGGTAGCTAAGAAATTCATAGACTCTAGGAAATCTTTCATAAGAAGAACAGCTCATAGACAAAGTTTTGAAAATATAACTGGAGACTTACTTTTTGAGTTGAATGACATTGATTTTGTTAGTGAATACAAAGAATTTAATCCAAATCTTGCTTTTGTAGCTCTATCTGCAATGAATAGCATTTTCAGGTTAGGGAAAGGGAATACTATATCACAATGTCTAGACATGTACAATTTTTCAAATCACACATACAACCTCAACATAAATGATGTCATGAACAATAGAGGATCAGTCAGATATCAAGGTGAAGATGGAATAGTCAAACTTGAAAAAATTAAGACAGAAACAAATGTTGATCTTGGCAAAGGGAAAACAAGAATGGAAAAAAAAACCGAGGTGAAATCTCAGGTTAGTAAATGTTACAAGACCACCATGGAAAACATAAACAATTTCCAAGATGATAATGATGTTTACAAAGAAGAATTTGAACCATCTAAGCTGTTAAACACCACAACATCATTGATACCAGTCTTATTATATAATTCCAGAAAGAAATTCAAACATGTAGGTAGAATGGTAAAAAAAGGAGAAATAGGACCCAGAGAAATAGGAGTTCTAAATTCACCTATGAGATTATCTGCTTTCTTTGTTGAAAGTTTAGCTAGACATCAGAGGAAAATAGAACATGATTTAGGAGATCACACTAACATGATAGAACAAACAAACAAAGAAGAGAAAGTTGGTGAAACATTTGACAAAACAGTGAGATCAGAGAGATATTATTTTGACAATGCTGATTGCTCTAAATGGGGTCCATCTCAATTATCCTATGTGTTATACTTAGTGCTTGGAAGTAGAATAAAAGAACCACATATGAGAAAGCTTTTGAGATTTCAACTAAAAACGTTCTCCAACAAAATAATTAAATATCCTATAAAAGCTGGATTAGAAAAAATCAGTGACTCAGGAAGGAAAGATATGATAGGCAAGGTGTGTTATGAAATGACGCATCTGGATCCTGAGATAGGAAACGCAGAAATGGGTTACTTCCACTGTCCTGAAGGAATAATTCAGGGTATATTGGGAAACACTACTAGTCTATTGGCTGCTGACAATTTAAGGATGATAGAAACTGCTTTGTTAAGTATAACAACCAATGATCGAGGTCCCATGTTTAACAAAATAACTTCTTATGATACCAGTGATGATGTATGCAGAGCAATAGAATTTAGTAAAGAATATAGACCTCACGAGGTATTTGATGTGGATCTATCCTATACAATGAAAATCAATAGCTTAAATGGTATAAAAAGGAATCTATATAAAAGTTCTTATTCCCAACATGTGTGTGAGTTCAGCTCTATATTCAGAACTTTGAATGGTATCTATAATGTTGATTTCAAATTTAGAATTAGTTCAATAGATTTCAGTCATTCAAGTGACATGGTTCTGTCTGCAGAAGAGATAACTTCAAAATCTTTAGAGTACATGCGGAAAGAGGGGAGCTTTTTAGGTTCGATGTGGATAGGTATACTAAACACTCATCTGCATCTTAAACTATTTCAAGGATTAAATTTATTCAGAAATGATCCAAAACTGTTGTACAATGTTCCTTTTGAACTAATGGGTATTCCTGAGTTGAACACATTGTCTTCTCTACTGACCCATCCTTATTTTTTTAAGATGAAGAATTATAGATTATCTAATCAAACAGATTCAGAATATTTTTCTTACATGTTGTCTCATGAGAAAAGGAATGCGAATAAGGTCACAGTAGGTGATGAAAATACTAAAATTTTGTCTTTAACAAGGAGTGGAATGATGAACATTATGAGAAAACCTAGTAGGAAAAACAGGGACATGACAGAATTCTTAGACAAGTTAAATGATGATTCATTCGTTCCTGTGTTGTTAGGTCTAAAAACAGCCATGACATACTTGCTTTCTAATGAACAGAGAGAAATGTCTGAACAAACAAATATAGGTTCTGCTACAAGATATATAATGAATCAACCACCAGTGACATCCATTGTGTTTAAAATAAATTCACCAAATCTGAGGAAGATGTTCAAAGATGATTGCGTATCAAAACTAGATATAGTGAATGTTGCTAAATCTTATCATGAATTTGATTCTAGCAAGCTTGATTTGGAAAATTATGAATTGTTGAACAATTTGATGTATGTTTTGGCTGGGGGTCATGACATTGTTGATCAGATATGTCATACTGACATTTTGGAAATAAATGCACAGCCAAAGAAAATACAAAAATACAAATATTTTAAGGATTGGTTGGATGAATCAACTGAAGAGAACTTTATATCAAGAACATTGGAGAATCTCATTCCTAAAGATTTTGGGGGATCTGAAGAATCAAAACTTTCTGACTTTATAAGGAATAGAATAATACTCAGGTCTAAAATATCGAAGATTTGTTCAATTAAAAAATCACTGTGGTTGACACACAAAACTGGTGACATAGCAGGTGAAGATAATTGGGTGGATAAAATACTGAAATCTAATTATACAGAATGCGCTAAAGCTCAATTGTCATCATCTGTGAATACTGGAGCTATCAGAATGGGATACAATTCTTGGGTTAGTATTTTATCTGAAATGATAGTGCCTAACAATGAGAATTCAATTTACACAAGACCTGTTGAGCTTAGAGAACTGTCCAACATAATAAAGAGGAAAAGAGTCAAAACTGTTAATATAACACAGTTGATAAATTTTATAAACGCTAATCAAATGAGTCTAAAAAGAAGTGAGTTGTTAAATCTGAATCTAAAACTGATAAATCTCTTGGATATGTTCAAGCAGTATGGAATTAGTGCTATGTTGAAAGGGGACAGATATATGCCTTATGGTCATAGTAGAGAATTCATTCCAGGTTCAGGGAAATTCTGTTTGACTCATGAGTTGTTTGAAGATTCAAATGGGATGATATGGAAACAAGATGTGATATCTAGGAACGGGGATAAATATGTTCACAACATAATACATTTTGATGAACTATCTGAAGATACCTATACAGATGGAAAGAAAGATGTGTATAAGGTGATAAGAAACTTTGAGTCTCCGACCTCAGTTACATATAAGATTGAGAGAGGATTCTTATTGTTGGTACAAGAAAATGGTTTTAGAATAGCTATCTTGGGAGAACACAAAATGTTAGGAATGAAAAAAATTACTCTTAGAAAGAAAGAGTTGGAAAGGTGGTATCTAAAGAGAGAATACTCTGAGGTAAACAACCTTCTACTTGGTTATCAAGAGATAAAAAAATACCATTTAGATGATCCTATAATAGATCAATTTGGTCCTGAATTTGATGATAATCCTGAGTACACCAAGTTTTTAACTGAAGAAACCAAAGTGAATGAATTGAATGATGGAATAGAAATAAGTGATGACTTGTTAAATCTAGATATGGTCATGTCTGGACTAAACATGAATGAGATGTCTTTTGCTGATGAAGGTAGTGATGAAGAATATATTTCAGACATGGATGATATCACCATTGAAACCTCACATGTAGAAGCATCGGTTAAATCAATTGCATCTAGGGTAACTGTTGATTGTGTTTGGCACAGGGATCAAATAGAAATAAATATGCCGATATTCTTGGAAGATAGATATCAAAACAACAATGACTCTGTTGTGGGTCAAATCATAAGACACATATTAGAAAGAACTGAAGACGGTGACTTTGAGCGATTTTGGAGCTTGAGTCAGTTAAAAGTTCTCATAGAAAAGATGAAATCCAAATAATCATTTGATTCTATTTTTTCTGCTATGGC